CTTGTCATTTCACCTTTTTGTATTACTTCACGCAACTGATGAATTGTTTTTATACCTTTCATAAATTTAACATCTTTCTTGTTTTCTTTTACAGCTTCTAATTCTTGCATGACGCGTTTATTGCTTTCAACGAGTTTTTCGGATTCAGCTTTTAGTTCTAGTTTTTCTTGTTTGCTTTGACTATTCTGAAATCGCTCTTTGATTTCCTTGTTTCTTGTAGCAATATCCTGATTATCTTTTACTAATTTTTTCTCTTGTCGCGAATAATCGTCATACAATGTTTTATATTCGGTGAATTGACGCTCTGTAATCGCATAAGATAAAAGACGCCTTAATTTTATAACACTCATCGTAGTATCAGGATCAATGGTTTTATATGCTTGGCAAATAATCATAAAAAAACAATCGCCCCCTCCCGGATTATGAATTACTTTGAAGTTATTATTCTCGTAATAAGACTCCATCCACGATTCATCTTTGATGTGACGATATCTCTTTCTCTCCGCCTCAAACTGGTCAAGAGTTTGAACAGGAATACTTGCATGTTTTAATGGTAAGTCGGGAATCTTTGAACCTTCCGATAAAGAAGCACGAATCGCTTTTTGCAAATCCGCTTCCTCGCCTTCTAGTTCCTCTTCGTCATAACCCTCCAAACCCATCCCCAATTCATTGCTTAATAATGCACTCTTTTTAAGAGCTTCTTTTCTCCCCATTTCAGATACAGATAGTGCCAAAGGTGCTAGCGAAAGCTTTGACACCAACTTTGGTTTTGATGCCTGTGCTGTCTGTGCTGCTTCCGCCCTACCAGCTCTACCAGCTATATATACTGCTTTTCGAACCAAACTTTCCTTTACAAATGAGTATAGAAGTGCCGGCTCTGCCTTTTCCAAATTGATATCATTTTCTTCATCCAAAAGGGATGGAATCGTATCTTGCATCGCTTCTACGACGCCGATTTGCGACAATACCTTATCATCTTTTATGAGGTAGAGTGGAAAATATACTATCCCCTTTTCAATGAAGGTGTTTTTTATTTGCCCAATACTAACTATCGTATGAATACCTAAAACCTCTGCTTCATATACTGGGGCTTTATATTGTGTTTCTTTTGTATCTGATTGGTCTAATGCTTTTATTTCTGTATAGTTTATTGTAGGGTCAAGTCTTGAGCGAACCATTTTCTTAACAGATTTTTAATACGTGTATCTGTGTGTATGTATAATGTCAATGCTATATTATACTTAATATATTATACTTATTATATAATATTAAATATATTTATTTATATTTAATATACGTAGAACCTTATTTATTTCTTACTATAAATATAACTTCTAATGTTCGGCAACAAGATATCGTGTGTAATTATGGGAGGGCTAGGTAATCAGTTGTTCCAAGTTTTCGCAATAATGGCTTTATCGCAAAAATTAAAGCGCCTATTTTTTTTTCCGTATAAAAAGTTAGGAGGTGATAAACGTCAAGATATTTACTGGGATACGTTTTTTAAAGAGTTGAAAAAAGACACATTCGACACCCCTATTAATAAATTACGACTCCCAATGTATAAAGAAACTACATTTGAGTATAATCCAGAAATGCAAAAACATCCTATGATAACAAGTCCATTGAATGGTATTGTATTATTTGGCTATTTTCATAGCTATAAATATTTCGAAAAAGAGAGTAGTCAAATTATAAAATATTTAAAAATAAATGAAAAAAAACAAAATATGAAAAGATTATTGACCACGATATGTGGAAATAAACGGACGATATCATTACATTTTCGCCTAGGTGATTATAAATCCTTGACACATCATTATACTGCACTTGAGTTGGACTATTATGAGAATAGTATCTTATATATATTGAATACACCCGCGCCTACGCCTACGCCTACGCCTGCACAATTGGATGCGATTTCCACAGAGTATGTAGCGTTATACTTTTGCGAAGACAATGATTTGGAAGAAGCGGAAATAAAGATCGAACAACTGCGCATTAAGTTTCCTTCTATTATATTTCAAAGAGCACCTAATGAAATAGAAGATTGGCAGTCAATGCTACTTATGAGCTGCTGCAATCATAATATTATTGCAAATAGCACATTTAGTTGGTGGTCGGCGTACCTGAATACAAATCTGAATAAAATAATTTGCTATCCGGATAATTGGTTTGGTCCTGGATTACCTACACATACTACAAATGACTTGTGCCCCCCGTCATGGACAAAAATAAAATGGTCTAGATGTGATTGAATCATAATTATTTCAACGAACGATTATTAGCATAACTCATACTAATATTTTGCATGTTCCTTACTAGATGCGGCTTATCCAAGTCTTTCATAATATACTCATAATTGATTGTTCTTTGCTCTATATCACTATAGTCTTCCCTCTGAACTGCAATGATCGGTGCAAGTAAATACCATACATCCCGTTTCTGAAGTTGAATCCAATATTTATCGATTGAATATGAAAAGGCATTTGTAGGATTTTTCATTAGTTTTTCGATTCCTGTTTTTATATTTTCAATAAGCGTATCATAGTATGCATTTTTTACAATATATCCTGTTGTGGTCTGACAATGTGACACGCGAATACATGTATCGTCTATTACTTTATATGGTGGCACATTATTTCCTGCTATAAGCATAACATTACAAATATCTTTTGGATCGGAATGTAATGCTAGAAAATAATTCATTTGTTTTACCGCTAGTCCTTTATCTAAGAATAAAAGATCATCTTCGCATATCATTACATATGGCCAATTATTTTTTTTGGCGATTTGTAAACATTTTAAATGACTCATACTACAACCAATACGTCCATTTTGCAACTTGATTGCGTTGAAACGAATACTATTAATTCCTATGCTTTTTAATTCCCCTTCAATATGTTCCCTTCTATCTTTTCTGCTTTCTAGATTAATATATAAACAATGTTTTATATCACTTATCCCAGAAGGAAAATATGAATTTTTTAAAATTTCTGTCATACTTTTTAATATATACTTTTAATATATACTTTTAATATATACTTTTAATATATTTATACTTTATATATTTTCACGGAAATAATACAAATGATGCAAAATATTTGTCACTTTTAATTGTTTCTATGTATTCCAACATCATTTTGCATTTATATACGATATCATGATTCATTGTGTTTGTTTCAAATGCCACTATACTTTTTATAAGTTCAGATTTGCACATTTTCATTGTTCTACTGCGTGTTTTTGTTTTTGTTCCACTAATTTTACTTTTATTTTTATTTTTCAATATTTCATAGTAGTTTCCAATATGTGTTAACATTTTCATATTATAGTTTAACGAATAATCCACTTCTAGAGATGGAGCATTTTCAATAGTGTATTTATATTTAATACCACCGGGTGTTATAGTAGAATGAATCGTATATTCATCTATTATAGTATCATCATAACATGCATCCATAAATTCGTTGTTGTCATTAATAACACTATTACTAATTTCATCATCATAACTATAAAAACTATTTGACTTTTTTAAAATATTATTATTATTGCATAACGGGCATAACGGGCATAATGGTGATAATAATGTTACATTTTCTAATGAACTTTCTGAATCTGTGCTATATAAACTTGGATTCTCTACCTTATTTTTATTTTTTATATCTAACCATATGTTATTTATTCGATTCCATTCTTTTATATTTTTATCTCTTTGAGAGTTTTTTTTTATATCTATCTCTTGAATTAAACCAGACATAATAATAATAATAATATTAACAAATATCTTTATTATTATGTTTACACGTATATATTTAACTTATTTTTACCCGTATTTACTTTAACTCTGTAATAATATCCATATGTTTAAAAATAGTTTTATTTGTTATACTAGGATACTCTTTCATCTTTGGTTTTAATATACTGATAAATTCAATATCTTTTATAATGTTTTCGGTGCCTTCATCTAAACCAAATTTTATTTTATTTGACGAACTTGTTATAATAATATACAAGTTTTCATTCAACTCTTCTACTTCATTTGTTTTTTCCGGCTTTGCAATATACTTTATAATAAGTTTCTGTAAATTTCTAATAATTTCTAAAATTTCTTCCTTATCGATTACACCATTCTTCATTAAGTTTACAATAAACAAACTCATCGCGCGACGATTATCATTCGTTTTTGTGTATTCACAGAACTTATCATAATTTTTTTTAGGATCTATGTATTCAATATTGTCAAATAAATTCATAAAAACTTTATAGTTGTCTTCGAAGATTTTCTTAAACACTTCGTATTCCTCCATTAAAATTTTAAATAGTTTCGCATACAACTCAGAATAAAAACTATTTGAACTCGCAATGCTAAAAATAGAGTATCCTATCTTCATCATATTTTCATCCGTAGTCTCGTGCTCTATGAGTTGCGAAATTTCCGCCTTTATTTCATTCACCATTTTATCAAATGTTGCTTCCGACATCTTGTTCAAGTATCCACGAATGTTTTCCATATTTTTTTGTATTCCTTCACTGATATGTTTTGTTGTCGTCTGAAACTGGCGAATCGTCTCCCAATCTTCGTCCGTAATCTCTGACGTCCTGTTTTTATTTTTTTTAAATCCAATCCCCGAATTTGCTATTGCACTTATCGCTGTTCCTAATCCCATTCCTAATCCCGCAACACGAGTATCTTTTTTAAGAAAGATAGGTGTTTTTATATATGTTGGTGCTCCAACTTGTTCAGATAACTTTGAAATAATATCCAAAGTTTTTTGTGTTAAGTTACATATGAACCCAGCATTTGTTATTTCTTCGTAATCATTCATGTCATATTGTATCATTTTTTTTAATGCTTCTGTCATATATTCCTATTCCTATACTTATATATTATAACATATTTATATTGATTTTAATATAATTATTATTTTGTATTTAGATGTATTGTTGCATAGTTCAAATACAAATATAAATATTTTAAACTATAAATACTTAAATGTATAAAAATATATATTATAATACATTAGAATACAAGATGTCAGAAAAGTATCCTTCTCAACGTAGCAATAAAAACTATAAGTATAATAACCAAAATCATACAAATAGTAGTAAATTTAATGCATTGAATGGTAATGGTGGTCCTGCAGGTGGTCCCGCAAGTGGTCCTCACGATGTAAATAATGGAATGGGTAGTAGTAGTAACTATCGTTCTAATTATTCCGGCTATAATGGCAATGGTCGTTATAAAAATGATTCATCCGAACAAAAATTCGAAGGTAGACAAAATAATCGCATGAATCGCGGAAATCGAAGTAATTTTAACTACCAAGATGATAGAAACAATCGCGGCGATGGATTAAATATCCAAAGAAATTATAATAAGTCGGATGATTCAACACATGTTGTTTTTTCATCTGAACAAACAAACGCAGGATCCGTGGCACCCGTGGCACCATCGGTTGAAGAAATCGACTCTTCTATCCCTCCTGTCGAAATTGACATGTCTGCACCTCCTAAAGAATTCGACAAGTGGGAAGACTTGAGTGGTATTTTAAAGGAGGATATTATGCGCGGCGTTTATTCTTACGGATTTGATAATCCTAGTTTAATTCAGCGCAAAGCTCTTTTAACTATGTTTGATAGAAGAGATATTATTGCCCAGGCTCAATCGGGAACTGGTAAAACGGGTGTTTTTACGATTGGCGTTTTGCAAAATATAAATCCTGAATTGAACAAAACCCAGGGTCTTATTATGGCACCTACGCGCGAACTTGCAAAACAAATTCATGAAGTCATATCAAGTATTGGTTCGGTAAATAAAAGTATTAAATATCATCTACTCATTGGTGGAACATCAACAGACGATGATGCGTTTGAATTGAAAAATAATATACCACATATTATTGTTGGTTGTCCAGGACGTGTCTATGATATGATGAGGCGCAATAATATTGTTGCAAAAGATATTTCTATTCTTGTATTAGATGAGGCGGATGAAATGTTGTCGAGCGGATTTAAGGAGCAGGTTTATAATATTTTTCAATATTTGAGTAATAACGTGCAAGTGGGATTGTTTAGCGCAACATTGCCTCCTGAATTGCAATTGCTTACAGATAAATTTATGCGTAACCCTGTGCGAATTTTAGTGAAATCGGAGTTGCTTACTTTAGAAGGTATCAAGCAATACTATGTCGCCCTTAACGACGACTCCCAAAAATATGCGACACTAAAGGATATTTTTAATATTATTTCAATGTCGCAATGTATTATTTACTGCAATAGCATTAAACGCGTGATGGATTTGACAGAGGCGATGCAAAACGACGGATTTCCTGTATGTTGCATTCATAGCAATATGGAAAAGTCGAAGCGCGATGAGGCGTATAGTGAATTTAAGGCGGGAAAACATCGTGTCCTTATTTCTTCGGATGTTACATCGCGTGGTATCGACGTGCAGCAGGTTAGAACAGTACTAAACTTCGACTTGCCGAAATGTGTATTTAAATACTTGCATCGTATTGGACGTTCTGGGCGATGGGGGCGTAAAGGAACCGCTATCAACTTTGTTACTCGCTGGGATATGAAAACGATGAAAGAGATTGAGCGACACTACCACACTATTGTTGATGAATTGCCTTCAAATATTGCCATTGATTAGATTTGCATTATGCAAAATATTATAGAATGTTATACCACATATAATAAAATAAATTCGTATATTTATTTTATTATTAATCTTTTAACATATAAATACGATAGGAATACGCATACGCATACAACTATAACTAGACTACTATGTTCGACCTTAATAAAATTTTAACAGATGTGAAAGAATCACAATTAAAGAAATTAGAAGAAATAAATTGTAAAATAAAAGAAGAACAACTTAAGAGAGATCCGACGGGGAAGTCAAGTGAAAATTCTTTTATAACACAGATCACAAATGAAGTAAGTAAGTATTTGAAAACATTTCCTGGGGATAAAGATGCCCAAACACCTGAATCAGGACCGACTGAGAAAGGAGAGAAGGGAGAGAAATACAAAGACCATAAAAAAGAAAAATCAAAAAATAATAACAAAAAGGCTAAAAATATCATATCCGTTGAAACATCTTTTAAACTTCCTATTTGTTATTTAGAAGATACAGATAGGCATGAAATTAATCCGAATATTTTAAATGATTTAGAACTACTTGAAGCAAAAAATGATGATTGTATTCCCATGTATGAAACAATATTTAAACCAGAATCTACTTTTAGTAAACGATACATAGTACTATGGAGTCGCTACTATACTACAAATGTCGATTTTTTAAAAGAGTCTCAAATATTTTATCAGTCTTATGTAAACCAATATGGCTGCAAATTAAACGAACCTTTGCGAATGATTCTAGATGATAAGTCGAGTGAATCTAACAACTACACTTATAAACCATACAAAACTGGCGACGAAGATGCCAGCACTGGCACCGGCACCGGAGTAATTATTTTCCCACACGATGTTTACGATACTATTGATAAACTATGGATCGATATCGCTGGCGACAAAAATTTTAAACAGCGTTTCAGTTATATCGATTTCCCTATGCTTGATAGTTTAAATAAGTCACCATTAGCTATGCAACTTATGAGCGTTTATAATCTAACATCGCCGGTGATTTCTCTTCTTTCGCCACTGATTTTATTGTTTATTCCGTTCTTCTTACTGAAGATTCAAAATTCGCAAGTGAGTATATCGACGTATATAAAATCATTAAAAACTATTCTTTCTAATCATCCAATCGGTAAAATATTTTCTCTTCTTGATTTTTCAAGTATGCCATGGGATAAGCGTATATATGTTCTCATGTCTGTTTTCTTTTACTTTATTCAGGTTTATCAGAATATAACATCATGTCGTCGATTCTACAAAAATATGATTCTAATTCATAAAAATATATTTATTTTAAATGACTATTTTCGATACACAATTCGAAATATGAAACATGTTATTCAAATGTCGCATAACCTTATAACCTATCGCGAATTTACAAATGAAATTAAGGCGAAAGTACAACACCTTGAACAACTATGCGATGTATTTAGTAAAATCAAACCATTCGCATTCAGTTTCAAGAAATTTATTGAAATCGGAAAACTTATGAAACTAAACTACGAAATATTTGTTGACCATGACATAAAATCATGCGTTAACTATAGCTTCGGATTTAATGCATTCTATGAAAATATCGACCATATTAAGCAAATGATCGATAGTTCGCGCATCAATCCATGTGTATTTATTAGCGATGAGAATACTGAAGCTGATGAAGCTGATGAAGCTGATGATTTGCGAGAAGGAGAGAAAGCAGAGAAAGGAGAGAAAAATAAGAAATCAAAAAAGAATACATCAAATATTTCTAAAACATCCACAAAATCTGAAAAATCTTCAAGAAGTAAAAGTTCAACAACTTCTTCTACACTAGAAAATCATACATCATTTAAACAGCTATACTATCCGCCATATGAAACACCAATTAAAAACGACGTTGTCATAAATAAAAAAATAATAATTACGGGGCCCAATGCTGCAGGCAAAACTACGATTATTAAATCAACGCTCATGAATATTATTCTATCGCAACAAATAGGATACGGATTTTATGATAGCGCAAATATTAAACCTTACGACTATCTGCACAGCTATTTGAATATTCCAGATACATCGGGACGCGATAGTTTATTCCAGGCCGAGTCAAGACGTTGCAAAGAGATTTTGGATAGTTTAGAAAAGGAATCAGACAAACGCCACTTTTGTATTTTTGATGAGTTGTACTCGGGAACAAACCCGTATGAGGCAGTTGCAAGCGCATACGGGTATATTGACTACTTGTCAAGCATGAAGAATGTTGATCTTATGCTTACAACCCACTATATTTCATTATGCAATAACTTGAAAACAAATAAAAAAATTAAAAACTATAAAATGAAAGTGGACGTCGAAGAAGATTACAACGTGAAATATTTATACAAATTGGAAAGAGGTATATCTAAAATTAAAGGAGGCATCAAAGTATTATATGATTTAGAATATCCTAAGGCAATTATAGAAAATACAAAACAACTTTTGATGTCGATGTAATTAAGAAAGCATTAAAGCGTAATAAAGAAAGCGTTAAATATTTTATTTTTATTTATGTATAAAAATAAAAGATGTCGTTATTGAATTCACAAACTATTTTCAATATTCTTATTACTTTAATCATATGTTCGGCAATGTTTATATTCTTCAGGTTTAAGTTGCGTGTTTTAGAGATTTCGCAAACGGAACAAGCAAAAGTATTGCAATCTTTAGTAATGAGTATGAGAAATGGAGGGCATCATCGAAATATCGATATGGAAAGTAGTGAAGAGGCTATGAAACATAGGCAGAGGCAGATGCAGATGCAGATGCAACAAAATGGCGGCATTGGTGGTAGCGGTGGTAGCGGTGGTAGCGGCGGTGGTGTGAATCAACATAATCATGCAAATGATTTAATTAATGTATCTGATGAAGAAGGCGACGATGATGAAGATGAAGATGAAGATGACGAGTCCGAATCTTCATCAGATTCTGACGACGACTCGGACTCGTCGTTGGAGGATGATAATGAAGAGACACATGACAATACTACAAAAAAAATAATATTTAACAACAACGGAACTTTAGACGCACACACGCACCCCATCGAACACTTAACGGGCGATGATATTAAAGTCATTGAGTTGACGGAGCCTTTATATGCTGTAGGTGCCGGTCCTAAATATGATAATAATAATGTAAGCGACGATGATGGGGACAATGGGGACGATGGAGACGACAATGAAGATGTAAGCGATGACGACAACGACAACGACAACGACAACGACAACGACGATGACGAAACCAGCGATGACACCGAAGTAAAGATTGAAGAACTCCCCAGTCATGCATCTTTATCTTTGCATCAAGCACAACATTTAGAAACTTCTGTTGTTGACACTAATGAAATCAAAACCATTTTTAAAGCCGATAAGCAGCAGCAGCAGCAACAACAACACGCAGACTATAACTCAATGAATGCGCAAGCACTTAAGCAACATTTGAAGACAAAATTGTCAGCTGAAGGAATGCACTACAACGAGACTGCTATCAATAAACTTAACAAAAAGGAACTCATCAAACATTTGACCCAAGGATAGATGGAACGGGAATGGGGAATGGGGAATATTATTTAGCAAAGTATTAATATTTTATTATATATATTATAATAAAGTATACAATAAAGTATATATAGTAGTTTAGTAACGAATCACAACCGAAAACACAAATATGTCCTGGGGAACTTGCTATGCGGGTTCAAATAATATCCACTTTAATTTTCCACCGGTTATGGCAGATGGCAGAAACTATTCGACCTGGCAGCCAGGTGCAGTCATAAATGAAAGGATTCGCGAAAATAATAACATCAAGTCGAATTGGGATTATCGAACATTCTTGCAAAATAATGCAGTGAATATAATGCAGACGAATTCTATAGCTGCATGCAACAACTGCGGGGCATGCCCACCTGTTTATATTGGAAACCAAAATCCGGTTTCACAATCGAGTGTGCCATTTGTTTTTGAATCGCCTTTAGATAATAGCCAGCCATTTGGCTATGAAACAAGCGACCTGAAAAATATGTATCTTTCGCGGAATGAACTGCAAAGCCGGATGAGCGCGCCACATATTTCTCAATCACAAATGTTGATACAAGGTTTAGCTCGTTCGAATTAAGAAAGGGGGTTGGTATTAGAATTTTAATCCTATGTTATCTTATTTTTACAAATTAAGATAATATAATGTGTAGTAATACTATATAGTAACTTTTAAACAAGTAAAGATTAAAATGTCAACAAGACGAAAAAGAGTAAAACATAGCCATAACAAGACTAGAACTACTAGTAAGGCTTTATTGCGTAAAACTAGACATAAAAACAAAAAAAATAAACAAAATAAAACTAAAAAAATATATCAAAGTGGAGGAGGTCCTAAGGCAAAGGGAAGATATGGTGTTCCGACGGAAATGAAATTTCTTAGACTTTTACTCGAAGAAGGCAAAATATCCCAGGAGACATTCGATAAACTGGTAGAACAACAAAAAAAAGACCATACCGCTGAGTTTGATATCGATATGAAAATTAGCGGTCTTTCAAAAAATTATAGCGTAAAATCAGCTAACAGAAACGAAAATCAATATTCAGTTACTATAATGTGTGGAAAATCGAATAGATTTATTACTCAAACCGGTACTGGTACTGCTCCTTATCATATGATAGTTGTTCTACGAGAAAAACATCCTACGAAACAGAAAAAAACACAATATCGTGCTCTGGAAATAAATTTACGCTCTGATAATGCTAGAACACTATTATTTGGAAATGCAAACGATTGTGAAATACAAGAGATAGTAGACGAGGCCCAACGTTTGTCTGATACTTATTGCAAGGATGATAGTGTTGAAAACCATAAAGAAATTAGTAGGTTTAATCAGAATTTAAAAAGTAGGTTTGGGGCACGAATACAACTGGCGCCAAAAAAAGGAAATCCCGAAAAAAAAAGAGCTACACGTGCGCAAAGCTCGTTTGTTTTGGATTTAAAATGTATGGGTGCAGTGGTGGAACGTGAATTTTTATTAAGTTCTCAGAGTAGCGTAGACGAGATGGAAACTGCAAAACCAACATCGGGAAAATCAGTTAAACCTCCCATAAGTAAAGTACCAAGTTCAATAAGTAAAGTACCAAGTTCAAGACGTAGAGTACCAGGTTCAGGAAGTAGAGTACCCCCACAAACTGAATATTTTAGAAAGTTTCCCCTCTCTAAACGAGGGTCATCACGAGATGCCGGTCACACTGGTCCCGCTGGTCCTGCCCCTTTCTCTGCTATTCATCCCAGTGGTTATGCACGAGGATTTCCTAATGTTTATGATGAAGAAGATACAAATTATTTGCATCCTATATATGAAGGAAACTTATTTCCTACTTCCCCAGCATTTAACCCCGAATTCATGGATGAATAAAAATAAAAAATATTATTATATTAATATTTTCCACGTAACTTTACAAATCAAAAAACTTATTACCTATTATAAAATTAATCCCTTTTTGAATATTATTAAATTCATAAATAATAAATAATCCTACAAATGACGATGTCACGCAGTCCTTAGTATAATGAGATCTAGATATACATATAAGTAAAAAAGATATAATATATGTTAGTATATACAGAATCCAATAATTATGGCCATAATATTTATAAAAAAGTCCTAAAATAATTATAATACTAATAAGATGTGTGCTAATACCTAAGTTATTACACGAACCCATATTCTTCATAGTTTCAACAATATTTTTGCTATATTTACACGATTTACTACTATCAGGAAGTGTAGTAGAAATAAAAAAAATGAAACAAATAAAATTAGCAATTATCCATAAAAATATAAAAAAGATAATATACTTATATTGTTTATTGAATAAAAAAACTACGATAAAAATAAACATAATACTTATAGTAAAGATATCATTAACTATATATAGTTTATCTATATTTCGTATGTTATCATGAATAAAATCTGGAATATTAACCTGGTTGATATATACACCTTTATCATATGTATACTTATTCACCTTTTCATAACTTATATATAAAATAATTGTTAACACCAGTAATAGAGATATGATATTTATATAAATTGGTTTAAACATTACTATTATTATTTTAATAGTTTCTATATATAATATCATATATAATAATATATAATAATATATTCTACATAAATTATGAAACCAAAAACCTTAAAACATTACGCGTCAAAATATTTACCGCGTATTTTATCAAGGCGTGACACCTTAATCGAAAAAAAGCAACTAGACAAATCTCGCAAACTTTATAAGCATAAAAAGTATTATACGCGAAAAGCCGTCGCATCCTATCCCGGCAAAGTATCAAAACATATTCTTCATGCAAGGAAAATATATGGCGTAGAAGATATTATTCCTTCATCCCAACTTGCCAAAAAAACAGGATGCAGTATTTCCGCATTGCGTCAAATTGAGAAGAAAGGCCAAGGTGCATATTTTTCATCCGGTAGTAGACCGAACCAGACCGCACACTCATGGGGGCGTGCTCGTCTTGCAAGTGCAATAACTGGTGGGAAAAGTGCAGCAGTTGATTTTAGTATTCTTGACAAGGGTTGCAATCATAAAAAAAGTCGTGCATATAAGATGGCACTACATTCTGTCAAAGTAAACGGGCATGGAACTAGACGTGTTCCCAAGTCTTCATTTGTAAAATCGTGAACTAACACATTCGTTCCACAAATATATTCCCCTAAAAATACATAATAAAAACATATTACGTATTTTATACACCATGGAAAAAACAAAAAACATTATAAGCTTCGATGTCGGGATGAAAAATTTAGCATATTGTATTTTTCAAGTTTGCGAAACTACATGCAAAGTAAAAATATTAAAATGGGATGTTATCAATCTTTGCACTCCTATAGTAAGAAAGTGTAACACTTTAGGATGCACACAAGATGCGAAATATTGCAAGACGTTTCGCACAGCCAGTGATGAAGCGGACGAGGAGGACGAGGATGAAGAGGAGGATGATAAGGAAGGTTATAAAACTGCAGAGAAAGGAGAGAAAGGAGAGAAAGACGAAATAAATGAAAATCATGACCCCGAATATGAAGTAGAATATTTTTGTAATAAACATGCAAAGACATCCAAGTATAAAGTTCCAACACCAGAATTAGATATCAAAAAAATAAGAAAAATGAAATTAGTAGACATCAAAGAACTAATCGTGAAGTATAACTTTGCTCTCTCCTCTGTAGAACATTTAGCTTCTTTGTCTATTGTTCTTGTTGAGAAAGGAGAGAAAGGAGAGAAACACGAAAATAAAATAGTAAATACAAACTCAAAAACAAACTCAAATACAAAAGATGAACTAATCGGTATGATAAAACAAGAATTACGCACAAACTATTTAGAACATATAGAAAATGTCAAAGCAATGGATGTCGATTTAATAACTATTGGCAAAAATATGATGCAAGAGCTCGACAAGGTTCTAGGAATGGGAGGGCTGGGTATCGCAATGCACATTGACATCACCATTATTGAAAACCAAATTAGCACGATTGCAAGCCGGATGAAAACATTGCAAGGAATGATTGCGCAATATTTTATAATGAAACACACACCCCATATTGAATTCATCTCAGCATCCAATAAACTAAAAATGTTTATGACCAAAAAGAAAACAACATATACAGAAAGAAAAGCAGAAAGTGTTGAAATAACTGCTGAACTTTTAGAAACAAAAGAAGAGTTCAAGGAATTTAAAGGATATCTTAATAAAAATAAAAAGAAGGACGATCTCGCAGACTGCTTTTTACAAGGAATATATTATCTTACCATCAAAAATATGATAAATTTAGTTTGAGTGTTTGAGTGTTTGAGTGTTTGAGTGTGTAATTGTTTAATTTTGTATATAGTTTCATAAATATATATTTATAATGCGCACAAACTTAAAATTAAAATTATAGATTATTATTATTATTGATAATACAATACTATGGAAGAAGTGATTGACCTCGGAAATTTATCTGATTTAGATAATGGCTTTAGTAATAAAAGTAGTCGCAGCGGCGGCAGTGGTACCAAATCCGTCAACTTTGGTGGAGGCCTTGAGTTGCTTATGAATGACAAACTGAAAACCGGTAATAAAAGTGGCGTCGGCGGCGGAGGTGGTGACAATATTGATTTAGATGACCTGAATGATTTGGAAGACGAGTTGAATGACTTGTCTGATGCCGTGGGCGGTGGCGGAGGAGTTAAAAAAATCTCAAAGAATTTCAAATCAGATTTTTTTGGAAGCAGCAGCGCGAGTGCAAATGCGGGTAGCAGTAGCGGTGGCATAAAACTTAATAGTTACAATGATGATGATGCCAGTGATGGCGGATATTCAGAACCAAAGTATAATAATGTTAGCGGCAGCAATGTTGGCGCATCTACCGCGAATTCAGACAATGACAATAAAACATGGGATGGGTTTGGTAAGTTTAGCAATATTCCACTAAATCCTGATGCAAATGTGGATGCAACACCGCAAATGTCGAAAGAAGAACTATTGCGCGAAAAGTTTAAAATGTTACAAAAATTGGAAGAACTTGAAACGAAGGGTGTTCGTCTTAGTAAGAAATATAGCATGGAGTCGTCGTTGCTTGAAATGAAGGGCGAATATGAGACACATGTCGAAGAGCGAGAGAAGAAGAATAGCGTCAAGTTTCAGCAAAAACTGCTGATGACCGCGATTACCGGTTTAGAATTTTTGAATAATAAGTTCGATCCCTTTGACTTGAAGTTGGATGGATGGTCGGAGCAGATAAACGAAAATGTTGACGACTATGAAGAGATTTTCGGGGAATTGCACGAGAAATATAAGTCGAAAGCAAAGATGGCACCTGAATTGAAACTGCTTTTCCAGTTGGGTGGTAGCGCAATTATGCTTCACATGACAAACACGATGTTTAAATCCGCCATGCCGGGTATGGATGATATTATGCGGCAAAATCCCGAACTTATGAAACAATTTACACAAGCCGCAGTGAATACGATGTCGCAATCATCGCCGAATTTTGGTAACTTTATGGGGGATATGATGGGTGGCATGGGAGGAGGAGGCGGAGGCGGAGGCGGAGGCGGAGGAGGCATGTCGGCGCCCCCACCGATGTCGAGCAACTTTAATAACCAGCGTCCGCCACCCGCACCTGTTGCTACAAAAGGACCCAACTCGATTCCACCTCCACGAAGAGAAGGCGATATTTCGAATCGTCCCGACTTGAATTTTGGTAGAGGGGGCATGAATGAAGGCGTAAACCTGACAGACAATTTTGTAAATGCGTTTTCAAACAAATCGATGCGCGGTCCACCTCCTCCTAATCCGCAAAACCCGCGCCCTGAAATGAGGGGCCCTAGCGATATTAGCAATATTCTTTCGGGGCTTAAAACCAAAAGTATAAACATTCCTAGCGGGGGTGGCAGCGGTGGCAGCGGTGGTAATGACCCGGCGATGTTGTTTGGCGGTGGCAGCAGCAGCAGCGCGAATAATGCCGAAGAAAAAGGGAGCACGATTAGTATTTCAGAGTTGAAAGATTTGCAAAATGATAACATGCCAAGCAGAACCAAGCGCAAACCTAAATCTGAAAAGAATACGATTAGTTTAGATATTTAAACAGACGCAAACCTAATTATGCCCTAAAAATATAATAACACAACAAAATATAATAAAGATATCAAAATATATTTTTATTATATATATTTTTATACACAAATAGAGACACAAAATACGCAACAAATGATATCTATTATATGTCTTATACATGACGCAACCAAGGCAACCAAGGCAATCAAGGCAACCAACGCAACACTATTAGAATCATTATCAGCATGTGTTCAATCCGTGGTAAATCAAACATACCAGGATTGGGAGTTGAAGGTTGTATTTTATAATAAGCCAACACCCGCACCCACGCCCACGCCAACACCTACGTCTGCATTCATATTTGAAGACAAACGAATTGAAGTAAAAACATACGGAGAAGAGTTTAAAACATATATTCAAACGTTTTTACATGTAGTAAATAACGACACTATGTATAACTATCTCGGAATATTAGATGTAAACGACATATGGGAACCAAACAAACTAGAACTTCAAGCCGCGAAACTTAAAGAATTTCCACGAATAGATGTAGTTGGGACAAAAAGTAGATATGATACAAGCGCTGGTCTAGAACCCGAAATCCACGAAATCCCTATTAACGGGCTATATAATTATAATCTGTTTAAAGTTAACCCTTTTATAAATAGTAGTGTTGTTTTTAAAAGAGATGTTTTGCGATACATGCAAGAGCAAGAACCTGCGGAAGATATAGATATACATATAGATACTGATAAAATGGCACAATTTTGCATGAATCGATTATGGCTTCAGTTAGCATTATACGAGTCGGTATTGTATAATATAAATCAAGTTACGTTAGTGCACAGAACACCATATCAAGTGAATCATTATAAATCATGCTATGAAAGTGAATATTTTAAAAACGTTATTGCCGATTTTAAGAAAAAATACATAAGAATACGTTTTTTCAGTGACTTTTGTTCATCGGAAGAGTGTAAAAAAAAATACGAAAAAATGTGTCTTTATAAAAAAACGAACGAATACGGAAAAACAAAAAAAATATATATTACAACTATTGAAACATATACACACGTGTTCTTATTAAACTGCCCTATTCCGCCAAATATTCATGTAGAAAAAGATTGCGTAGTCGGTTTTGCACACGAACCACCGAATAACTCGTGTTTAAACTTATATTTTAATAACTTTATTGAGTTTGCGCAAAAAAATATAGGTAAATACTTTATTGGAAGCGTGACAGGACTACCATCACCGCCATTTGTCGGACATCACGGATTCCTATTTCACGAAATGCCATCAAATATTAGTGTTATGCCAAATAAAAAAACAAAAATAATGTCAATTATGGTTTCACATAAGTCGTATACAACAGGACACAAATATCGTCACGAACTCGTAAGCTATATACTGAAATACCGACTACCTATAGATATATGGGGAAATGGTGCAAAATTCTATAAACAACGATTCCCTGAAAATAACAACATATACGGCGACTTCAAATCTATGGCTGAGATGTGTGACAACTATATGTTTACGATTGCAATAGAAAATACGTCACACGAACACTATTTTACAGAAAAAATAGTTAACCCACTTATGTATAACACGATACCCCTTTACTGGGGGTGTAAAAAAATAGAAGAGTATTTTCCTAATTATTCTATCAAATTAACTGGTAATGTAACTATAGATATGATTACGATAAACCGCGTATTAAAAAATCCGGAGTATTTCAGAATAAAACATAAGGTAAACATAGAGGATATTTTAGATAAAGTAAATCTTATTAAAAATATTGAAAGAATAGTCTCGTAAAGTGGTTGAAAATAAGGTGATAATAAATAAATATAACTTATAAATATACATAAATACATAAACATAATAACAATAATAGACTATTTTCAATAATTATATAAAATGGCAGATGTATTAAAATATAATTTTAAATCAATATGTGTTAAGGAAAAAATGCATCTGAAACGTGAAAAAAATAATAATATTTTTTTGTTGCAATTTGTAGCAGAGAACAACAATTTGAACATGTATAATATGATAAATTTAGATATATATAATTTGATGTTCAAGTTGAACAAAGACAACTTTGAGAAAATTGAACTATGCAATGTAACACCTTCAATGCAAATCGTGCAACACGATAAAATACTAAACGAAGTAAATGTTCTGTTTCTTTTTAAACCTTTTGCATCAGATTTAGGGATTAAGCCCAAATATATGTATGTAAGGGTTACAGAAGTTTGCGAACCAAATAAAAAGACATATAATTGCGTGGATGTCGATTATCCGAACCCCGAAGAGTTAAAAAACTATGACAAAGTTGCAAATGCGATATCATCTATGGTTGTGAATTTTGAATCATATCATAAAATAAATATTAGTTATATTTTTAAACTGGAGTTAAGTCATCCATTGCCTGTTTATATGGAAAATATGATGGGACTTATCATGAAAAAAGTGTTTTTGAATCTGAAACAATTCATTGAGTTGATACACTAATACAAACCCCATAGCCAAATAATAATTTGACAATAACAAGTTTAAATAATAATTGATAATATATATTAATTATTATTATTCGAAAGTTTTATTTTATCAATTCGACAACTATTATTTGACCATGTTTGCTTCATTAAAAAACATTCGAGACAAATGTCCTTTATTTTATAGATTCGGTGCAACAGATAAAAACAATCCAAAGAAAAATGACGATATTATAAATGTAGATCATGTAGATCACGTGGATAACACAGATACACATGAATTGCAATTCCTACTTGAAAGATGCGACTTAGATTCGGAAACAACCTCGGCCCCTAACGCGGCAAAAAATATAATAGACAAAATCGGTTCATTTTTAAAAAAAATAAAACCCACGCTAATGTCTGCGATGTCGAAGTCATATTTTATAACATCTTGTATAGGGATATATGCGAAGTATTATATATTATATAAATGCTCAAAAAAAACAACCGAGAATTATAACAATATAGTAATACGCTTTGCCGGGGAGTTGGGAGAAAAAAATATATTTTTTACGAAAATATTTCAAGGGATTTCTAATAACGCTAATAACAAACTAATGAATAAAGAGCTGTTCAACTATTTTATTAGCTATACCGACAACGTGAAATATTACGAGAATGAAATAGATTATAGGGGGTTATTTGAACTGATAAACATTGCAAAACATAATGGGGACGAACTTGTTATTCATGGTAGCGAAGAATGCGAACCTATAAAATCCGGTGTTATTGCAGTCGTATACAAAGCTACGCTTAACGGGAAACAAGTGATTGTCAAATATCGGCGCAAAAATATTGTCGAGAAATTTGATAAGTCAATGAACGAATTGGAACTTTTGGCGAATATAACTAAGAAACTGCCGTATTTATGTAACCTGAACATATGCGATATATTTGAGGAAAATCGTGAAATCATGACGGGACAACTTGACTTTGCGAATGAAGTTGAAAATATACAAGTTTTTTATGATAAATTCAAAAACGTGAAAGATATTTGTATTCCATACGTTTATTCATATTTTACAGAAGCAAACCCGAATGCTATTGTAATGGAGTATATCGAGGGTGTAAGACTTGAAAATGTTTGCGAAGACGATAGAGACAAGTACTCAAAAATATTGTCAAAGTTTAATATCAAATCTGTTTTTTATGATTCGATATATCATGCAGATTTGCATTCTGGGAATGTTATTTTTATGAAAGAAAAAGACCCCCAGGGTATAAATGACATATTAAAAATAGGAGTAATCGACTATGGAATTATTGGAAAACTGACAAGAGAAGAACAGAATATATTTTTCAACTTTTTTAAGATTTTGGTATCAAGAAACTACGAGAAGCTTGCAAAGTATATTGTCGCTCACCTCTCTGAGCCGTTAGAAAAACGTGAGAAAGGAGAGAAAGGAGAGAAACACGACAAATTAAATGAAAATAGAGAATCGGTCAAAAATGAAAAACTTATAAGTGACATTTGCGATGTATGCTATAATACATTGAGTATAAAACAAATATTTTTTGGCGGGGAAGAAATATACGAAGTAAACAAAATACTAAAAACCGAAGGTCTTACATTTTCTAAATTCTTTTGTAGGATCGAATTAGCAATTGCTATTTCGGAAAATGTCTGCAATTCGCTATGCAAGGATAAAACATATATTGAACAACTAATGTCGGCTTTTAAGGAGTTATTTAGTGGAAGTTACGATAACATTTTTGACGATGAAGGTGAAGGTGAAGGTGAAGGTGAGGTCGAAGAATGAAATAACTAAACTATATAATAATAATAACTATGTAGAATAATTATGTAGAATAATTATGTAGAATAATTATGTAGAATAATAAAATATATAAAACAATAAATATAAAGGTTATATATATTGTTTTATTACTTTCCCAATAGTATGATTAACAGCGAACAAATTATAGGTATAACAAAACGTATCGAGACATTGAAAACAGGTGACTTACTATTATGCGACAATCTTGAACAAAAAGGACTCGGATTGTTCGGCTGGCTTATAAAGTATGGTTCGCAAAGTGACTTCTCACATATTGCTATGGTGGTTGTTAATCCCGATTTCACATATTTAGATAAACCATTGAAGGGTGTATATGTATGGCAATCTGGAACTGCTCAGATACCCGACGCGGAAGATGGTAAGAGAAAAATAGGGGTGCAACTTACGCCTATTATAGATTTTATAACCACATATAAAGGGAAAATCTATTTGCGAAGATTACATGTTCATTTTGCAGAGGATTGTATCGAAAACAATACAACGATGATTGATATTGACGTAACTGATTTGAATGGTGGCGGAGGCATTGTAAATACAAACAATCTAACTACAAACAGATTTATAAACACGTTTTCAACGACATTTGGATATATCTATTCGGGATTCAGCATTTTGAAATATTTGTTTTATAAAAGTAACCAACCTACCGAGAATAAAGATGAACACGAGCATAAAATTTATTACCATACAAAAAACCCATTTACGCATGAAAAAATGAAGGAAATACATGATAGCGTTTTCAACAAACCTTACGATATCGTGGTGCGAGATTGGATTGAAGCATACTGCAAGAAAGACCCGGACCCACAAAAAATATCTCGCTTTTGGTGTAGTGCTCTTGCAGCGTATATATATACAAAAGTTGGACTACTCGATGAAAAAACAGACTGGAGTATAATACGTCCTAGTTTCTTTTCGAGTGAGAATCCGGACCTTAATCGTAGTATACTTATTGGCGCAGAGTTGTCCAACGAAGAACTAATATGGTGCAGTGTTTGATTCATCTTGGCAATTAGATACATACATAATGCGAGGTTATGTATGTATTTTTATATTTTTATACTTTTATATTTTTACATTTTGATTATGAATTCCAGATTCTTTAATGCTTATGACGCCTTGTTTTATGTTTTTTGCTATGGCTATGCTGCTTCTTTGTAAACCTGGTTGTAGGCATGGATACGGATGTGGACTTTCGTATTTTTCTAGATGTAGGTTTGTTACTATTATTCCGGAGAGTAAATCGTTTACTACCACCAGAAGATGATGGTAGAGGCGGTGCAGATGCAGGTAACGCTATTTCTGCATATACGGGTAAATGGTCAGAGAAAAGAATTCCACCATTTGAAGCATAATTTATTGTACCATTGTATGTCCAATATTTTGTAATCTTTAACTTATTCGAATAAATCTGGTCATAAATTCCTAAACTATAAGAACTTTTACTTTTTTTTGTATCACAGCAAGTTCCGGTAGCATCCGTATCAATATCATCAACTTTAACTTTAAGTTTTAAACTATTTTGAAGGTCTTTGTCAAATATTCCGGAACTATTCGAAAAGGGTCCTTCGTTATATGTTCCGTTTGATTGTCTTTCACCAAGTTTTACTAAATGTTTTTTTGCATCACCAGGATGCATATTGAAATCACCCCCAATTATGATTTCATAATCATTTAATTTATCAGAGATTCTGTCTCTAAGCATATTTCCAAGTTGTCGAAATGAATAGTCTTGTAAATTTGTGTAGTTACTATTTAACTCTGTTACTTTTGCATCTTTGGAATCATCATGAAGTCTAACACCTGCAACAAATTTTGTTTGTTTACCAAATTGTTTAGGATGTGGTCCATGTATATTAATTAAAATCATTTTTATATCATCAAATACTAATACTATATAAGGTCTTCCTCCACCGACTATGTCCCATGTTTGTGTAACCATACCATAATTTGCATATGATGGGTTATTCGGAAAACTTGTTAAATTTCCCATATAGTATTGCCTTGCAGGGGTAGGGAAAAATGTTTTAGAACATAGCGTAGTTATAGTTTCACCTACCGCATTAACACTATATACATAATATTCAACAGGTAAACCTCCTACAGATGGTGTATATGTCATCGTAAATGGAATTTGTTTTGTATCACTAAATGTACATTTATCAAAAACTTCTTGTATTCGAGTTGTAAACTCTTGCAAAAATATAACTTGAAACCCATCCTCTATTTGTGTCATAATTTCATTCATAATATTTTGTTGACATACATTTATTAAAGTACCATCCGCCTGTTTGATATTACAATATTCCATACTTGGTTCTTGAGGACTACCATCATCTTTTTTTTTTTGAGCACTAAATGGTTTATACCAAGTATTAAATGTCATTACTTTTAAAGTATTGGCAGATGCAGATGCAGACCTTGATACAGGCGGTTTAGGTGTAGAGTTTCCAGAAGAACCTGGCGCACTTGACCCTGACCCCGTTGGCAATGCTTTCTTAGTAGGCATTGGTGTTTGAATTTCAACTTCAATAGGACCTGTCCCTTTGTCTCCAATACGAGGATAAAAAATCGAAAAATCTATATTTGTAAGGTTATAATCTGCAGTATCGCCGTTTGTAGCACGCGCAGTTGGTAGGTTATTAAATGTTGTTGAAATAATAGTCTTTTGCCCTTGTATATAATTACATGTAAAAAAGATAGGTATCATATTCCCAGCTGGATACCCAAAACGCTTTATGTCCTGGGGAAATCGTTGTAACATGTTTACATTAAAATCACCCGTAAACACAATGTCATAGTTTTGGTATAGGTATAACTCAGCATTCTCTTTCGGAATTGAACGAATGCTATAAACGATTGCATTCATAAAGTTATACAACTCAGCTTGACGTTGGAATATATAAGGTGCTTTATCATTAAAACGAAAATGCACATTAAAAAATATCGTGGCTTTTGATTTTACTATATAACACATTACGCGTTTTAAATCGGGAGTATTCACATCAATATCATATGAGTCAAATTGTTGTGATATATATTTACTCATTGCAGGGCTTCCATCCTTGTTTTCGTAAAAATCAAATACAATAATGTCACTACTAGGGTCGGGAACAGCTGATTTTCTTACAACTAAACAAAACTCGCTTTTACCTTTATGCAATATTTGATAACTATTACCAAATCCTGCATCACTTTTAACAACTTTCAATAAAGTTTCTGGCGTGCATTCTTGTAGAAATACATAGTTAGTGTACTTGTTATAGTCAGCTTTCATAATTGTATCAATCGCAGTAAGAATATTTTGCATTCTTTTTTCATAAATTTTATCGTCTTCTATACATGTTTTAGGGTTTGTTGCTTGAGAACAATAAAATTTACTTAAATAGAAATTACCTGTGTGTGTCATCCGATAAGCAATATTCCATGTTATAAAACTAGTATTTATATCATCATTTGGTGTACTACCAGTAGTACATGTTACAATATTAGTATCCTCACCGGTTACATAATTATATTTAATAGGTTCATGGTCAGAATAAATATCACCCGACGAAGTAGTCCATAATCGTATATCTGAATCAGTTGAATAACTCACTGGAGGTGGAATACCACATTTACTATCACCATTTGTGCAAACTTCTAAATTATTACTAATTTTACCACCACCACCACCACCATTTATATCACCAATCATATTATTGGGTTTATGTGCTGGAGGGTTAGTGAAATCGGGTTTATCAATATACGCATCTGCTGAACACTTTGGTAAATCATTATCGTCGGCCATAAGGTGACCAATAACATCATCTTTTTTATATTCATCAGGAATAAACGGCGCTTTTGCTGAACCAATTTTTGATGTGCCGTCATCCAACACTTTTTTAAATTCGGTAAGTAAATTAGGCACAGGAGAAGTATCAAAATCTGTAACTTGGGTAAAATGTATACTAAATTTTTCACTATTATTTTTAATTTCATCTCCCGACTTATCATCAAATAAGTAAATTTTAAAATCACCTATTTTTGGAGTTAACTTTTTATTATATTCACTCCGTGTAAATAAACTTTGTGCATATATGGCATAAGGTTTTAGTCCTTTTTTATGAATATCATCAGAACCAGCCCATCCATCCTTATAATCAAGTTTTTCTTTATCACTAGCAGGAAGACTAGCGTCATTTTTTGCTTTTTTATACACTTCCCCCATAATAGCAGGATTCATAAATAAAAAATAATAATACGACTTATCAAAAAAGTCTTTATCAGGTCCAAAAAAATTTGTTGTAAAACTATCCTTTGTATAATCCTTATTCGCAGTTACTATCCATACATAATTATCACTATTAATAACTCTTTTCATATTTGCAATAACTTCACTTCTATATTGAACATCACTAGGATCCTTAGACAATTTATCAAATGAGTGGCTTCTAAATAATGTATCATCCATATCAAATGCAAAGATATATTTTGTTACACCAGGAGGTGGCGAAGATAGAGGAGGACCAGGAGGCTTAGACTGAGTACCAGGAGGCGGAGTAACAGGAGGCTTAGACTGAGGAGCAGGAGGAGGAGCAGGAGGAGGAGCAGGAGCAGCAGCAGCAGGAGCAGCAGCAGCAGGAGCAGGAGGAGGCGGAGGCGGAGGCGGAGGCTGAGGCTGAGGCTGAGGTGGAGAATTAGAAGGAGGTAAAATTTTTATTGGTTCAATGGGAGGTGCAGAAGGTTGATTAAAATATTTATTAAATGTAGCAGTTTGTTGTTCTTCACGTTCGCGTTGAACTAATGCTGTTTGTGCTTTTACCACTGCATCCTCTTGTTCTTTTTTACGTTGAATTACGCTTTCTTTTACAAGTTCAACATGGCTCTTGATATCGCTTGTAGTTATATCAAAAACTGCACCAATTGCAACACTATTTGACGGGTTTGCGCTATTTGGGAATATAGGAAAATTTGGTTTAGTATTTCTAGCCGGTATCATTTTATGCATTATTTTGCTATCGTCGCATATTTTAAAATTATCGCAGCAAATGATTAACTCAGATACAGATGAACTATTTGAACTTCCCGTTTTTAGTGGATAAAAGTCACCAAGTAAGTTACTATTAAACTTATCAAATTTTTGTTTATCTTCATTAAAACTTTGATAAAAACATGCGACTCTTATTTTTCCTACACGTAAAAACTTTAGTATATTCATATCTTGCACGAATTTAATAAGAGGATTATCATCGCCTCTGTTTATTTTACTACCAAAAACACTATCTTCATTATTTATCCATGGTCGTTCATTTGACGTTGTTAGTAACTTCAAAGCATAACTAAGTTGCTCAGATTTAATCACATCTCTAAAAAATCCAGAAAAAATTAAAGGTTTTTGAACAAGATTAGTAAGGACACCTAACCCCGTAAATTGCTGCATAATATACTTTAACCTGTTAAGAAATACCGCCATTAAAATGACTTGCATGACATCTTCAGGTAAATATTTAGTAAGTCCTGGAGCATCTCCTTGTTTACCAGTAGTAACAATATCTTTAGTATCAAATTTAATATTACAAATTCCGAATAGTTGTTTACCTGCATTTCCGGAAGTTGGTATAAATATTGAATCTTTCATACCATAACATAGTGATCGATCAGTAGGGGGTTTGGGTTTAGTTTTGACTTTGGCTTTAGTAGACACATCTTCATTTAATTTTCTATCATATCCTTTTACTTCGGTAGTATCAGTATCATACCACATAGATGGTGCACCTCCTTCTTGTCCTCCACTTGGATTTTCTACATCCAGTTCCACATCCACATCCACATTTTCGGCAATTATTTCTTTATTATCTTCCTCAAGTCTTTTTTCATCTTTTTCCATTTCTTTTTCCATTTCTGCTTCACTTACCTCAGCTGGTTCTGAAACTATAGACTCAGATTGCTGTGGTGCCGAACTTCTAAATTTTATATACACCATAGTTGCGAAAGATTTATTCTTACACATTGTCTCATATTGTTGACGAAAACCATCTCTTGGTTCAAAGATTGATGATGATGATGCATTAGGGATAGCTCCAGGTTGTTGTTGGTTTTTTGTTGTTAAAAGTTCAGGAAAATGTTTACTAAATTTTGTTTTATTAACTCCCGAACAAAAAGATGCACCCATTCGAACATCATAACGCAGTTTTTTTACGACTTCAAACTTACTTTTTTTAACCATAGTTAAATTTCCAAGTGCAACCTTTTTACCATATTCGGGATGCAACATATTTGCAGCATAACCACTAGCACGAATAGGGTCTTTATTAAATTCTACTGAAGAATAAAATACTTGTTCAAAAAAGTAGACAAATTCATACGAAGCATTATATTTTTTGTAGATATCATTAACACAATTCATACCATCTGGATCAGGAGTAGAAATCAATGCATCATGTATTTTATCGAAATAAATATCAAGGCGTTTTCTATATGTAATAGGATTATTTATATCTAGAAATTTTGTAAAATCTTCTTCCGTCAATTTTGCATCTGTTATACATTTACTATATACATCCAATGAACATTGCACATTTTGAAAACAATAAACATCTGCCATACTTTCATCCATTGCGGTAAATAGTCGTTGTTTTCGTTTCTCCCATGTATTATCATTCTTCCATGCAACACCGGCAAATGAGTTTTCTATATTTGGATAAAATTCTTGAAGTTCCGATTCTGAAAGTAGCGAATACTGAATAAGCGATACTTGTAATACACCCGCATCAAGAGGAGACATCAAAGGATTCTGTATTGATTTAATAGCATTTTTGATAAATGAAGGAACTATTTTATCAAATATACCTTCACCCTTGACTTCGTCTTCTTTTTTTTTACCAAAACCAAAGACTTCCTTCCATCCGTCAAATGTCCTAGACTCAAAATTATTTTTCCATTCGTTACGTATAATTGCACCTTTTACACCACACGATTCGAGGAAGGTGCCTTTTCTATCACTTGGAAGTTTCCCGGGCTCTAGTTTTTCAAGAAATAATTTTAAATTTATGTAGTAACTAGCATTCATGCGTTTTAGTAACTTGGCTTTATCCCTAAGTTGTTGAAAAGTATCATTCCAGTCTACAGAATTTATAATATATTGATTACCTGAATAGAAAAATGTATTCTTGTATGAAAAAAATATACCCAACATGAATTTTATATTATGTTTTATGATATCGTCAATTTCATTAATTGAATCTGGTGATAAAATTTGTTTTAATTCATCCGTACGCTTTTCATCATCATAATAGTCAGTTCCAATCTGACTAGCATCTGCTATTTGTGATATTATTTTTTCTTGTTGTAAAATTCCAATAGTCATTTGTAGTAATTGACTTTGAAATTTTATTATTGCTATGTTATCTGATATTTGTTTACCTGCTAATACATTGTAAATAGTTACTATTGGAACCATAACAAGTTCACCCGATGCAAGTGTAGTTCTACTTTTTGAATTTTGAATAATAGTCTGCATATTATTTTGACTTACTTGAACTGCATAAACAATAACAGGTAAAATCTCTTTATCTTGGTTTTTTTTCTCTAGTCTTTTTTTGATAGTATAAATCACATCCTCTATTTTTTTAAGTTCTTCCTCTTTAACTTCAATACTTTTTTCAGTTTCTTCGATTTCTGTATTAATTTTTTTTTTTTCATTTATACTATCGGCTGATATTTCTCTAGAACGTATCCTTGATTTTTTAAGTTGTTCTTTTAATTTATCTATTTCAGTAGTAACTTTTTGTTTTTTACTTAATTCTTCTTTATGTTTTTCTTCAGAATATGATTCATTAGACTCTTGACTTCTTGCATGATTTGGAGGAGGAGGAGGCTTATACAATAAATATTTTGATGCAATACTTGAAGGAAAAGATGTTCCCGTTTTTGAAGAAAATTCTTTTGTAATCGTTTTCTCAATAACATCAAATTTTGTTACTTGGGTTTCACTTTCACTGGTTACTTGTGTATTATTTGCAAGTAGTGTTTTAATCGTATTATCAACATAACCTCCAATTAAACTATACTCACTACCATCTTTTACCATTAACATCATAGGTTTATTTGCATTTGTGTTTCTACTCTGTCCTGATAGTTGTGCTTGTTGACGTGATTCTTGTGGGGATGGAATAGTATATAAAAATATAAAAGCTTTTCCTATTTTTTGTGGAACTTCATTTGTAGACCAAAATTTAATTTCTGCATCTTTTAATTTATCACTTTTATATTCTTTTAGAGTTGGTTCTGATGATTTCTCATGAATAACAGGTCCAAAAAACGTTCTAATTTTATATTCGATAGAAGTTGGTATGATTGTTTTTTTATCATTTACAT